CGTGCCATTTTTAGTAATCGGTGTTATAATTAATACATAAGATAAAGAAAAACAAATTTAAAGGAGATTGATTAATATGAAAAAAGAAGTAAGTATATCAAAGAAAGCACAGGCAAGAAAGGTTCAGGAAATCATGAGAGCAAGAAAGATGAATAAAAGCCAGAAGATAAGGTCATTATATGATGCAGGTAAAGCAATTAAAGAGATATCCGAGTTAATGAATATTAGATATAATTTCGCTTACAACGTAGTAAGCAGAACAATGAAGAAAGAAGCTGTAGCTTAATGGCCACAGCTTTTTCTTTTGCATCTATAGTTTATTTGTTTAAACGACTACACATGAGGCGGCAGTTGCTTAGCAGAACCTCAAAGGACCAACAGCTGAGATAGTAACTTGCGTGAGGCTCTAAAAATATATTTTAATTTTATCTGGAGAGGCCGTTAAGAATCTTTTTATTTGGTATATTATATTAATATAAGAAGGAATCGTGAATTAATGCTGTTGTTTTACAGATTAAAGTATAGTATGGTCCCTTCATTTATATTTGATTATAGGAGGTGAGATATATGTCGAAAGTAACGGTACACGAAGATGAGTTATTAAACTGGGATACTAATAAGACAGCCATACAAATGAAATTAGGTGAAATGGTACAGTTCTTTCAATCAATAGTACCGATGTCTGGTAACAGCCCTGAAGCTTATATAGACCCAGCACCTTTAATGCCTTACTTATTAGATACAAAGACTTATGACGATATCCCACCGTCAGCCATAGAACAAGCTAAAGTGAAGATAGATACGTATGAGGGAATGCCTACAGTTGACGGAATACCTATATGGGAACGTTTAGAAGGTGAACCTATTCCATATTATAAGATGTTTAAACAATATCGAGATATGAAGTACTCAGGCGTTATCGTTTCAACGATTCCTCAAGTAACGTGTGAAGCGTCTACACAAGCAACAGATAACTCAGCGAACCAGTTGGGGTCTAGCGAAGCTAAAGGGATTGCGGCTGAGGGTGCCTTAGTAAATACTAAAGTTATCTTCACACGCTCAATTGCTAAGCTATCCGAGCAATCTCAAATGAGTGGTAAACAATTGAATATCCTATCTAGAATATACCATTGGCAATTACGTGTTAAAGCTTATGACGTTTATAAGGTTATTGAAAAAGAGCAAATCAAACAACGTAATATCGAAGTATTAGAAAGTAAGCATGCAAAGATTTCCAATGAATTACTTGAAGAGGCTGCAGAGTACTTGAAGAAACATTCTGAGCAGCTTAGTCCTAAAGTAGCTATTGATTTGATTACATTAGCTATTAAGGCAGGTAGAATTGCAAATGGACTTTACGGTGATAAACCAGGAGCTCCTATCGCGGAGAATACTAGTGCAAGCACAGACACCACTGGTTCGCAGGAGGGCGGTTCCGCTGATGTTATCAGTGTGTTGAATCAGAGTGTAAACAAAGTATGGAGGGATTCTAATGGGCAGGATTCCTAATCAATTACCTAAGCCTAATAAAGTTAAATTTAAGTGGTATCCATTCAGTTTAAAACAACAAAAAGTTCTTACGTGGTGGGCAGATAAATCTCCATATAAAAATCATGACGCTATAATCTGTGATGGTGCAATTAGAAGTGGTAAAACAGTAGTTATGACCTATAGTTATGTGTTATGGGCTAATGCAACCTTCGATGGTCAGATGTTTGCTATATGTAGTAAAACAATTGGTGCGTTTAGAAGAAATGTATTGGCACCATTAAAGCGTATGCTAATGAGTTCACAATATACTGTCGAGGAACATCGTGGAGATAATTTAATTACTATAAGTAATTACGATTATCAAAAGCGTAAGGTGGTCACCAATTATTTTTATATCTTTGGTGGTAAAGATGAAGCATCCCAGGATTTGATTCAAGGTATTACACTTGCTGGTGTATTCTTTGATGAGGTAGCATTAATGCCTGAGAGTTTTGTTAATCAAGCTACTGCAAGATGTTCTGTACCTAAATCTAAATTCTGGTTTAATTGTAATCCAGAAGGGCCATTTCATTGGTTTTATTTGAATTGGGTTAAAAAAGCGTATGAGAAGCATGCTTTAAGATTATCATTTAATATGGATGATAATCTTAGTTTATCTACGGAAATAAAGGCTAGATATAAACGCCAATATACTGGGGTATTCTATGATAGGTTTATTCTAGGAAAGTGGGTTCAAGCAGAGGGTATTATTTACTCTATGTTTACAGAAGAAAATATTGTACCGACTGAGCATAGGATTTATTCCAAATATTATGTTAGTTGTGATTATGGTACAAAAAATCCTACGACATTTATTTTGTGGGGTAAATATGAGAATGGCTGGACAGAAAGTAGTTGGATTGCAATTAAGGAATATTATTACGATGGGCGTAAAGAAATGGTTTCTAAATCTGATACTCAATATGCTGATGAGATGGAAAAGTTCTTAGCAGGTAATCGTGGAATAGAAATTATTTGTGACCCTAGTGCAGCATCCTTTATTACAGAATTGCGTAATAGAGGTTATAATGTTATCCCGGCTAATAATGATGTAATTGATGGTATCAGATTAACCGGTAGTTGTATTCAATGTAAGAAAATATTAGTGAATGACTGCTGCGTTAATGGTATTGCTGAATTTCATACCTATGCTTGGGATGAAAAAGCTTGTGCTAAAGGTGTGGATACCGTATTAAAAGAAAATGACCATTGGATGGACGCTATGCGTTATTTTGTTAATAACGTAATTAAATATGAGTTATCTGATGTAGATTATGCTAGTGCTATTTATGAAAAAGGTATGCATAATGATGAATATATGGGTGATAAAGATGTTATTCAGAAATTAATTAAACACAATGAAGTATTTTAGGGAGGTGATTTTTTGAGTAAAAATGTAGCCACAGTGCGTGATACTTTATTACATTTAGATGCTATGGAAAAAATAGAAAGACGTAGAGCATTACATGATTATATTTTCTATAAAGGTAAATGTATAAATAGGAATCTAGCCAAAGGGGATAAAATATGGCTGGGACAAAGTTGGGAAACTAATGATCAATTAGATTATAAACCTACACAAGATATTCGTAATAAAATTAAACAGTTGATGAAGAAGCAGGCAAGATTTATGTTTAGTGTACCGCCAGATATTGTTATTAAGCCGGATGATTTGAATCAAGCTGAAGAGACCGAAGGTTTAAGGCAATATTTAGAAGATATTCTTGATACCAATTTATTTTGGAAGACAACTAAAAAAGCTTTTCTTATGGCAACTATAAAGAAGAGAGTTCTCGTACGTATAGAATTAAATGAAGGAAGTATACCACTGCTTAAATATGAGAACATTGAAAACTTTAGTTATAAGGTACAAAATAATAAACTTATAGAAGTCACTTTTTTCGCAGAAGCTGATGCCAATGCGCTATATGATACAGTTGATGGTTCAGAAGCTGTTGATGAAAATAAGAAAGTTTATTATTTATATAAATATTCATACAAAATAGATGCAGAGGGACATATGTTACCACAGGTACTTTTAACTACTGAAGTATATACAAACGGTGAATTTTCAGTTCCCTTTAAAATTGCTACTGCTGCAACAGGTTTTAGTATAATTCCTTGTTGGTTAATTGTTAATGGGGGCGAATTAAATAATGCTTTCGGTGAAAGTGATCTTGAAGATTTAATTGATTTGCAGAACGCTTATAATAGAAAGAATTCCGATTTTGCGGACGCTTTACGTTTTCAGATGTTTGGCAGTACTGTTGTTGTCGATGGATATGAGAAAGATGTAAATAAATTTCAGATACGCCCTAATGCATTACAGGCCGTTAGAACAGACCCTAAAGCAGCGGATAAAGGCAGACAAGCTTCTGTAAATAAACAAGAATATTCAATGGGTAATAGTGGTGCAGTTGAATCTTATTTGAACAGATTAGATAAAGATATGCGTGATTTACTCGACATGCCTAGTATTACTGATTTAAGTAATGTGCCTTCTGCTAAAGCGTTAAGGTATATGTATATTGATCTCATAGCTAGATGTGAAGAGAAATGGGCAGATTGGGAACCAATATTTAAAGCAATGCTTAATTTTATTATCGAAGCTTCAGCTGCTATGCGATTACCTGGATTTGACAATAATTGGTTAAATTTAAAATACTCATTATATTTTAAACACAATTATCCATTGCCTGACGATGATGACTTGATTAAGCAGACAGCTATGCAAGAAGTACAAACAGGTGTTCGTAGTACTAAATCATACCTTAAAGAGATATCTAAAGAAGAAGATGCAAATGCTGAGTTTATGGAAATCCTTGCAGAGAAAGCTTTGATGGCTAATGCGGAAAGTGGTGGTAATTTACCCGAATTAGACGATGAAGGCAATATTATAAATCCTGAGGATTTATTCAATACTACAACTACTACAGTGGCCCCAATTGAACCGGGTAGTGCAACAACTACAACTACTACTTTAAACGGGACAGGGGGGAATGCTGAATAATGAGTTATAATGATGATATCCTTAAAGCTATTGAACGTAGTAAAAATAAATTATCTGTTGATACAGCTAAAAAGTTACGTAATGTGTATACACAGGCGGCTAAGGATTTAATAGCTAAGTTTAAGAAGTTACCAGCCAATTCCTTTGATAAAGCAACTATGCAAGTATATATTCGTAATATTTCTACGTATATACGCGATATGAATGATACTATTGCAGATATTAATACCACACAATATAAAAATGCAGCTAAGTTAAATAAGGATATCTGTAGTGAAGTTCTACAGCAAAATGTTGATGTTAAAATTCCTAAGGATGTTCTTGATAAGATGTATGGGGTGCCTGAAAATGCTATTAGAGGTTTAATTGAAGGTGATTTATATAAGGATAAATTAAGTCTCAATACAAGGATATGGCGTATAGGTAATAAATACCACAATGATATCCAAGAAGTACTAGTACAGGGAATTGCACAGAAGAAACCCTTTACAGATATCATTGATGACTTATCCAAGTATCTTGACCCTAAAGCTAAGAAGGATTATGATTGGGGTACTATATACCCTGGTACAAATAAAAAGGTTGATTTTAATGCGCAAAGATTAGTTCGCACCGGAATCAATCATGCTTTTTATATAGGTACCATGGCAAGTGCCCAAAATGATCCCTATGTACAAGCCATACATTGGGAATTATCAGGACAACATGAAGTACGTCAAGTAATTCCATTCGGACCAGATGAATGCGATGATTTCGCAAAGCAAGATGGCTACGATTTAGGAAAAGGTAATTTTCCGACTAAGGAAACACCAGTGCCGCATCCGTTATGTTTATGTACACAAACATTAGTGTATACCAAGTCACTTAAAGATATAGGTAAGGAAATTAATGCATGGATTAAGGGGGCTCCAAATGCAGGCTTAGATGCAATGATGGATGCGCAATAGGCGCCTAAATATCGCGGGATTATATAAGCTTCGCTTAATTACCCCACCTGGTTCGAAAGGAGAATGAAAAATGAAAAAAATGAATGTTATTTGTGATGTTTGTCAGGCAGCATTCAAATTAAAAGGGATAGAAACAGAAATTATGGAGGACGATTATAAAGTAGAACACGGCTTTTTTAAATGTCCTAAATGTGGTAAGTTGTATACAGTTTATTATGCTGATGTAGAATGGCGTAAGAATGTTGATAGAATAGTTGCTTGTGGCGACCGTATAACAACATTACGTAACATTCTATCATATAAAACTAAAAAATTAACTAATGCTAAGTTTGTTAAATACCACAATGAGTTTAAAGCTTTAATGGATGAACAAGCTGAACTTACATTACGTAATAAAGTAATAACAAAAAATTATAAAAAGAAATATGAAAAGGAGGAATTAGTATGCCAAAATTAAATGTAATATTAGGGGAAGCTGCTTTCGCACAAATACCCGAAGATATTAAAAAGAAATATGCTGATGTTGACCTGGTAGATAATAAAAATGTAGTTGAGAAAGCTAAATATGATCAGGTGCTTACGGAAAGAAATGACTTTGAAAAAGAAGTAGGTAAGCGTGATACGCAGTTAAAAGATCTGGGTAAGTTAGCCAAAGATAATAAAGACTTACAAGATAAATTGGAAACTATAAAAACTGAAAATACTACAGCACTTGCAAATAAAGATGCAGAATATAAAAAGGCTATATTAGAAACTAATGTAACTGCAGCGTTAAAAGATTCTGGAGCTAAAAATATTGAAATTGTAAAGAAGATGTTGGACCTTGATAAAATAAGTTATGATTCAGATAACAAGACAGTAATTGGTTTAAAAGAACAAGTTGAAGGTCTAAAGAAGTCTGATGATTACTTGTTTGATATAAAAAAAGGTACTGGTAGCTTTGAAACAAATCCACTTGAAAATAGTTTGTTTGATAAAGCTGGCGGTGCTGGAACAGAAGGCAAACCTGAACCTATAGGTGTTCAGTTAGCTAAGGCGAAAGCACAAGCAAACGGTGGTAAAACCACTGAAGAAGCTATGAAAGCTTTTTTAAATTAAAAAGGAGATGAATCAATATGAGACAGAGTAGATACTCTATTACTGGAGCACAGAAAAACATATTAGCCTTTCATGGTTTGTATCTAAATACAAATATAAAGGTTAATAAATCTGATGCTACTTTGGATGCAAATGAAATACTACCTGCAGGCACTATTGTAGATAAAGCAGGTAAAACAGCCGCTGATGCTACGGCTTTTGGCGTAGTATATGAGGATGTTGATTTTAAAGATTCACAGGGTACTGAAATAGTTCCAGTTACAATCTTTGGATTTGTTAATGTACATGAACTTCCAGTACAACCATCTGCAGCAGTCATCACTGCACTTAAAATGATACAGTTTATTGATGACGGACTAGTAACTACTACAACTACTGCACCGGCAACTACTACAACAACTACGGTGTAGAATATAAAAAGGAGGAATTAAAATGACTTTACAGGATTTTATAAATTCTGCACAGATTGCACTTTATATACAAAATCTACCACCAGAAACTACAATAGATAAAGTGTTGTTTCCTGCAGATAAGCAGTTAGGAACTGAAATAGAGTTAGCAAAAGGTTCTCAGCAAAGACCAGTTGCATTAAGAATGTCTACATTTGATGTAGCCGTTAAACCTAGAGCACTTAATGCATCTTTGGATATTCTTAAGAAAGAAATACCTTTCTTCAAAGAGTCCATACTCATTAAAGAAAAAGATAGACAGAAATTATTACTCGCTATGGCGGCTAATAACTTGAACTTAGTTAACAATTTGTTATCCCAAATCTTTAATAACTATAAGGCTTTAGTTGACGGTGCTGAAGTACAGATGAGAAGAGCCAGGGCACAAGCTATACAGCATGGTGAAATTAACATTGTAACGGTTGACGGTGATATAGTAGTTGATTATGAAGCACCAGAAAGCCATAGAGAAGTACTTTCAGGTACATCAGCATGGAGTAATCCAGGTGCCGATATTATAGGAGATATTATAACTTGGCAGCAAGTATTAGTCAATGATGGTTATGCCGCTCCTAGTATTATGATTCTTACAGAAAAAACACTTAATTACATCCTAAAGAATACTGCAATACTTGATGAACTCAAAGCACAAAGATTAGGTACTGTAATAGTAACCAGACAAGATATCATAAACTATCTATCAACCAAAATAGGTCTTAGTGTTGCTGTTGTCAATGGTATTTATCGAGCTGAGAATGGGCAAGCTTTCAATTACTATGATGACGATGTAGTTACACTTATACCAACTGGTTCGATAGGGCGTACCGTTTATGGTACTACGCCTGAAGAGGCTGATGTACAGTATGGTAGTAAAGCTCATGATACTTCAGTAGTTAATACTGGTGTAGCTATAACTACTATGCCTAAAGTTGACCCAGTTACTATTGAAACTAAAGTATCACAATTAGCTATTCCATCATTTGATAGAATAGACGAATGTTTCTTTGCAACAGTTGTATCTTAATAACTAGGTGAGGTTTTTCCTCACCTAAAAATATGTATAGATAGGAGAGGATTATTATGGTTAAAGATATTAAAGCTACTGATACTACTAGTACTACAACGCAGAAGCCTATAAATACTAAAATACCTGTAAAAGCTTTGGTGTATTTAAAATATAATTCACAGCGTTATGCTATAGGTCAGACATTTGAAATTGATAGAGCCGATAGCAGCTTAATTAAAAATAACTACGTTGAAATTGTTAAATAGGGAGGGATTATTATGTCCGATTTAGATCTTTTAAAGTTCTTGATTATGGAATCAAAATACCCCTATTTTTCAGATACGGAATTACAAAGTTTTTTAACTTTGAATAGTAACAACGTTTATAGAACAGCGGCTCAATTATGTTTGATGAAAAAAGATAATGAGAAATCCATTAAAGTAGGCCCCATTTCAATTGAAAATCCTGATCCATCATATTGGGAAGACTTATCGAACCAGTATGGTGAAATAGCGGATAGCCAAGATGATTCCGGTAATTCTGGAGCCATAGGACATTTCAAGACGTATATGTCAAGAGCTGATGAATTATGATTAGTAAGGAGCGTATGCGTAATGTGGTTATCAAAGCTATTCAACAGTTGCCTACTAGAGTTAATATCCGTAGAAAACATTATAATCAATATAAGGAATGGGACGGCACCTATGAAGAGATAACACAATTGACGGGTGTATTATACAAGAATGATACAGGAAGTAATATTTTCTTTAGTCTTACTAATAGTGCTAGTAATGGTGCTGCGGCCAATTTCATTAAAAGTGATATACAGACATATTTTATTACAGATTGGAATGCAGAGGCCCTAAAGGTAAAACCTTTAGATATTTTAGAAACAATTGATAATGATGTCAATCAACGCTTTGAAATTCAAGAACCTGGAGCAAATTTGGAAATTTATCTAAATATGGGATTAAAGGAGGTTGAATAATGGCTGATGGATTTAGTTTTAATATTAAGGATATGTTAGAGAAAACAGTATATGCACAACAAAAAGTTTTTACAGGCTGTCAAGCATACGCTAGGATAGCTGGTAATCAAATGTTAAATGATGCAAAGCATAATGCTAAATGGACTGACAGAACAGGATTATCCCGTCAGACTATGGATATGCTCGTAACTAATATTGCGGGTATTATTACAATTCAACTTCGGGGTAACACACCCCAGTTTAAATATTTGGAATATGCTATGGAAAAACGTTTCGCCATATTAAATCCTACGATAGAAAAGTGGGCGCCTCAAGTATTAAGAGGTTGGGCTGAAACTATAAGTGGTCTATAATGATTGACTTATATGATTTTTTAGTTGCTCAAGGTTTTGAAGTTTATTTTACAGGGCAGAAAACAAATGATTGTACGTCTAAATATATTGTTATTGTTGATGGAATTACTAGTGCACAGTATGATTCATTTACTGTGGGTTATACTTTAGTTGATATTATTTTATATGTGCCTATAAATGCAAATACACAGATGTTACCATTTAAGCAACAAATTAAAGATGCTTTAAAGGCGTATAAGCCTTTAAAATACGCTGGTATTGAAACAGGAACAGTACCAGATGATTCAGTAAAGGGATTAACTAGTAGTATTACCTATATGTGGTTAAAGCCCTTAATTTAAAAGGAGGAATTAATATGAAGGTAGAAGGTTATCCACTCGTCAACATCGAAAGATGTGAAATAATTACAGATGAGGAAACACCAAGAACGTTAACATTTGATAGTGCTACAGAGGCTTCTTACAGTCCAGTATTATCAGAAGGTGATGAAACAGTTCTTAGAGCTAAGAATACTTTGTATGCAATCAACAGAACTGAAGATATACAGTATGGATCTGACGTAGAGTTGACTGATGCTAAGTTTATTCCTGAAGTATTATCCGTCGTTGATGGTGGTGCTGTTGAAACTGATGAAAATGGTCAGGTAACTAAATACAGTTCACCAGTTACAGGCATTGTAGTAGACAGAACAAAGTTTACATTTAATGTATACACTGCTGAAAAAGATATAGACGGT